GCTTTAGTGCAGCGGTTGGTCGTCTGCCGCTGATGCTAATCGTTTCTCGATCTCGGCTGCTATCTCGTCCGGTGATCGTTCTACCTTTTCGACTACCTGTTTGTCGGAGAATAGTGCGACAGTCCGACCCAGCAGTTGAGCCGCAGCCAGTTGAGCATTAGTTGGTTCGTCGCCTGTCGTTGGATCGATGCCATCCTCAACCCATCGCCGCAGCTTACCCACGACCAGTTCTCTGTCCGAGACCGCCTTTCGTTGAATCGCTCTCTCCTTTAGTGCAATAAGTGCATCCACCCTTGCGGAAACCTTGGGGTCTTTCATCAGCCGCGACCCCTCACTGTGAACCGTGGAGTCCTTGCCATTGCTGTTGAAAGCTTCCCGATAGGCATCCGCCTGACTGCTACCCCCAGCCACTAACTGAGCGAATCGTTCCTGTTTCGGTGTGAGCTTATCCATTGCGCCCTTTTTCCCGCCTATATAGATGCAGTCATTCTATCCGCCCCACGTCACCCCACCAGCCCATGACCTGCGACACAGGGCGACCGACCTATGACCAACAGGAATATAACCCTAGCGCACATTTCATTGTTCGTTGGTCGTGATATGTGAGATCTTCTTGACATCGGCGACGGGGAGCCGGGGCGCAGCGCGCTCGAATCCCGCCACCTCCTCACGGTGAAGCTCGACCCCTACGGGGCAACGCTGCCGAGGTGACCCTCCCAGACTGGGCAAGTTCTGGTGCTAGATAGGACAACGTCGGCCCGTACCGCAACGGGCAGCGCCGACAGACTCCAAGCCTAGCCGCGCCGCGCAGCGTGGAGCCTAAACTGATGGTGAAGCCTAGGGTTGAACGGCTAGTGAAGTGAGTCCCGAAACGGGCAGCACTGCTAGACCGGCCCGACAGCCTGACATCAGCCAACGAACTCCGAACCGCGCAGGATTTATCAGAGCGCACTGGCAATTGGGCTAGTGCTTTCGAGTAAGTCACAACCGGAGACCGTGCTATGGAAACTCAAGATCACAATGATTTCGAGGACTTCATGCGAGAGCAAAACCTTTAACCCAACCCCCCACGCAAATAGGAGAAAACCAATGCGTAACACTTACAACCACACCCCGCTGGAGCAGGCCCGAATGGACGTGCTGCAAGCGATCTCAGACATGGCAGAAGAGGATGTGTACCACAACCACCATGCCGAGACCGAGGGCTTCAACGCCTCCAAGCGCAAGCACCTTGCGAAGATGTACTACAAGCTCGCGGATCAGTGGGATCTCGAACCCGCTGCCGTCTTGGAAATATAGTCGAAACCGCCTCTGGCGGTCTGCATTGACTGGCCCCGATGCACTGATGATGACAGGCCAAACTTAAACTTTAGGAGAACGTGCGATGCGCGATGTATATCAGGAAATCACCGACAGAATCGTGGCTCAGATGGAGTCTGGCGACAGCAATTGGATCAACCCGATGGCAGGCTCTGGCCTTGGCGGAGGCTGGCCTACAAACGCCACCACCGGCAACCGATACAACGGTATCAACGTGATGCTGCTGATGGGCCTCACGGTATTCAATGGCAAAGAACATGTACCCGCCGCCAGCCAACAATGGGCGACATTCAAGCAATGGGAGTCCAAGGGCTGCCGAGTCGTGAGTGGCAAGCGCAGCGGCAATATGATCGTCTTTTTCAAGAAGCTGGAAGTGAAGGATCGCAAAGACCCTACCGGCGAAACCAAAATACATATTCCATATCTCAAGGCATCCACTGTCTTTTCTGCCGAGCAGGTCGAGGGCGAGTATGCCGAGCAGTTCAAGGTCGAGCGCAAGCCGCTGACTGAGGTCGAGCAGATCGCAGCCGTCAACGACTGGGTGACCAACTACGTCAATGGCACCGATCTGACAATCGACTACAACGAGACAGGCCGTGCGTTCTACCGCCCAATCACCGACTCGATCCACATGCCACCCGCCGATGGATTCGAGGCTACCGCAACGTCAACCGCTACCGAGTGCTTCCACTCGACCCAGCTACACGAGTTGACTCACGCCACTGGTAACAAGGCGCGTCTGAACCGACTCGACATCAAGAACAACGACGGCTACGCCTTCGAGGAGTTGGTGGCTGAACTGGGGGCCGCGTTCCAATGCCTGACGCTGGGAGTCAGCGCCGAGCCACGCGAGGATCACGCCAAGTACCTCAACAATTGGATCGCCGCGCTGAAGAATGACAAGCGTCTGATCTACAAGGCCGCCAAGCTTGCACAGCAGGCTGTCGATCACATCGCGGAGCACCAACCCTCCGCAGAACAATCAACTGAAGAGGCCGCGTAAGCGGCCCGAGGGCATCGAAATGAAAGTACATGTATTCCAATTCAACCTGACAGACATGGAACGAGTCGAGCTAGAGCACCTTGGCTGGGAAGCCACGGATCGCATCAGCCAGTGGGGTGAAAAGCGCCTGCTTCAGATCGCTGGCGACGAGGCAGTGGCAGAGTTCGCCGCCGCGAACATCGACGAGTACGAGTTGGTCGTAACCGTCGAAATGCCAGACACCGACGAATGGACTGCGCTGGAGTTGGCCTACGGTGAGATGAATCACTGGGCTAACCCAGACAACATCACCCGTCACCGGATGTGCGCCAGCATGTCTGTCGGTGACATCTGCGAGATCAACGGGCAACTGTTTGTCTGCGCCACGTTTGGATTCGATAAGTTAAATCTAGGAGAGGCCGCATAAGCGGCCCAAGGGGATCAACATGTTAGTGACACTGAACGATTCGCCAATCTTTGACGGGATCTGGCACTCACGAAACGGCGATGCTCACGTCATCCCTGAGGTCTGGGTGGTATGCCCGAAGTGCAGCGGTGAGGGCACCACCGGCAACCCTGCCTTCGACGGCATGAGCCTGTCAGAGATAGACGATTGTGACCGAGACGATTTCATGGATGGCTACATGTCAGGCCGATACGACGTGGCCTGCTCCCGATGCAAAGGGCGCACCACCGTCAGAGGGTATGACCTGTCGCAGCTAACGCCAGCACTGCTCGATGAGTACTGGGCTGACGCACGGGAGATGGAAGAACAACGAGCCGCTGACTGGCGGACACATCAAGCAGAGATGGGGATAAGAGCATGGTAGAGACAGTCGAAACATGGGAGGTGGTGGACGGCGATGACCGACGCCAGTTCAGCAGCAGATTCGACGCGCTACGCTTCGGCGTCAGATCGGAGGGCATGGTGAAAATCAAACTGTGGCACCACACAGGTGAGAGGCTAGCCAATGGCTTTGCTTACAAGGGTGAGCACAGCCTCAAGATGGTGGAGTCGGTGACTCTCTATGAGTATGCCGACCACCCGTGGCTGCAATTTGGATTTGATGGGTGGCGTGATCTGCAAGAGCAGGTAGCTAAGGACATTGCGCGTGGCGAGGGTGTTATCCGTGACCCAGCGCGTGGATGGGCCGGTGTCGTGCTATTGGATTACATGCTACAGGCCCAGCAGCTAATGGATGAATCAGGAATCAGGAGGATCGATCTATGAACGCATTGTATACCGATGGCGACGGGCGCTGGCACTCCCAGTACATAGCCATGACCAAGGGCATGAGCCTCGACTCACTGCTCCACGTCATGCATGACTGTGCCGAAGCGATGGCTGCCAACCCAGACAATCCTAAGTGTGGTCAGTATGCCGACGAGCGCCACTACTGCGCGATGGAATTAGAGCGCCGACGCAAGGCATTCAATGCCAAATTTTCCAACTGATGAGACCAGATGGTGACTGGTCGAAACGCCGCGAGGCGTCTTGGATAACCAACATAGGAGACGTAATGGAAACGGATCAGTGGCTAGAGCGCCGAGAGTTCTGGCAAACACAATACAGGGGCGACAACGACAGCGAGTACCAGATCTATCTGGGCTGCGCTGACGATGGTGAGGGCAACGACTTCACCACGGGCAAGCCCCTAAAGACATACGAGGAATGGCTTAACAGCTAGACCTCAGTCTCGAACCCTGCGGGGGGTTTGTTACTCAACCCCGCTTCAAATACTACGTGAGTCGTGGTACGCTGCACTCACATTATCAATCAGGAGACGGACTATGAATTTCACAGAAGACAATTACTGGAGCAGCCGAGGCCGGTATCAGAGCTTGGCAAACAGGCTTGTCGATTTGATCCCATCAATGGGCGAGGTCGAGAACGCCGAACAGCGACCAGAGCTAGAGCTATTCCGACTGGCGCAGAACTACTACTACGACATCTTCAACAACGGCGTATGCAATTACGAGGAAGAGATCTGGGAGATGTTCCGTGTCACACCGAAAGACGCTGACATCGAGTCAGACGATGAGAATCTTTTCAAACGAACCGAGCCAGTCATGGACTCAATCATTCTTGATGCATACGCAGCGGAGTTCACCAACAAGGGGGGTCTGTAATGACTATCAAATCAAAGCGCGGCCCTAACGTGACACCCGACGAGCACAAGCTCGTTGTGAAGTTTGCAAAGCAGTGCCTGCGGGAGATCTGCAAGAAGCAATATGAGGTCGAGTATCAAGGCAAGCCTGTCGTGTATGCCGAAGCTATCAAGCGGCTTCGGGTAAAGACAAAGCATAGCGGTCAAAGAAGTTACGGCTTCAGTGATCTCATTTCCATCGACATGGGTGAATACCGCCGAGGCTTAACCTCGTTCACTGAGTACCGCTCGTTTGCTAATGACCCAGTGATCGGCAACATCAACGACTGCGATGACCGTGAACTGCTGCTCAAGTGCTTGGTTGCCCATGAGGTGGCGCACCACATCCAGATGAAGTACGGGCTGTACACCCGCTATCTCAAGAACACTTTCCACAAGCCGCATGGCGATGCGTTCAAGACGATCTATCGTGAGCTGCGGCGCACGTTGATCAACCCATACATCGAGAGCAGGGAGGCTGCGTGATGGAAGGAGATCTATACCAGCATGTCATGCATGCCCTTAGGAACCCTGAGAAGCGCATTCTTGGGGCCACCAAGGGGACACATCCCGATGGCCCAAGGGTATTGTCTAAGACCTTTGGCAATCGTCTGAAGGTGGCGCGCAAGTTCGACATCGATGACGCTCTGCTGGAGCGGGTGTTTCAAGAGCCTAGCTGGGCCGAGTTGACTAAGGACAACGGCAACCTGCCGATCAAGACGATCACCCGCAACGTGGTGGAAGCCGAGCAGGAACTGAGACTGCCGTTCAAGGATTGTTGGATTGAGTTCAATGCGAAGACGTACAACGCGCATGTATCTGATTTCGACTGGGCGACGGGGCTTGTAGGCGTTAGCGGTACCGTTGACAGGCTCTTCGAGTTTGAGAAGGCGGGTATATTCTTGACCGAGAAGTTTGATGGTCAGATAGATATGCATCTGTTCTTTAGTCTTGACGGCGACAATAGAATATACATGGCGATTCTGGGCCGGAGCGTCAGGAATGGGCCAACCGAAAAGCCGTTGAGTGAGGTGGGCATTCGGCACGTTTCGCTATTGATGTACGGCGTAGACTTTCAAAACGAGCCATTGTCTGAGGCTTGCAGCGACTACCTTGACTTGCTCCACAACTCTCGCCTCCATCAAATAAGAGAGGTGTTTGGTAATGAATACACCGACAAGGCATTCGAGAATTTTGTCGAGCCGTGGGCACCGTACTATGTGCGGATCTCATGGGAGATACTGCGCGTTCTGAACTACCCGTGGGTAGTCAGAGAGCAGGCCCGATTCGAGAGATCAAAGAAGGGCCGCAGTCCAAAGGTCACGCCCCGTGATTCGTATTACCGCTGCAAGATCAAGCTACCCAAGCCTAATGGCGTGGAGACTCGGCAGCTAGAGCCACGCGACGAGGCATACGGCAAGCGCCTGCATCAGGTGCGTGGGCACTGGCGTGTGTACCGTGATGAACACGGCGACTTCGTCAAGCGTACATGGATCAGAGAGCATAGGCGTGGCGATGCCAAGCTAGGCGTAGTGCTAAAGGACTATGTGCTGACCGGCGAAGGTACGTCTTCCGCCCAAAAAGGTACATCTTGCGCCCAAAAAGGTACGTCTTGCGCCCAAACTGGCGGCAACGTATCATCAACAAACACATCACAACCAACGGAGAACGTGAATGGATAATGTAATTAAGCTCCCGACAAGGGACATGTGGAGAAATGCCGTCGAGATCTGGGACGGCTACCGGATGACACTTGATCCTTGCCAGCGGTGGATACCCATGCTGACAGGCACCGGCCTGTCAGAGGCTAAGGCCGAGAAGCATCTGCGAGAGATGGTCGGGATCATCCCTGACTTCTATCAAACGGCAGTGATACACACTGATCGCAACGGCACCATTGAAGAGTTCGCTCGAATCATGGACGAGTGCTATGGCTGGGGTGGATTCAACGACTCTGTGTTCAACGGCACGGTGACCGATAGCGGCGTTTACACCAGCGAGTATGACGAGGACGAGGATCTATACCCGCTAGCCCATCTCATCATGTCAACTGAAAGCGAGGCTGACGTTGAGTGTTACATCTACGAGTATGGGATCGTCGCTCTGATTGATGCTTGGGGTGAATCAAAAGTAGCGAGGTTCGACTAATGAACTACAATACTTTTGAGGTGATCCATGAAGAGATCGAAGAGAAGATCGATCAGCTAGAGAAGGCGCAGTATACCCTTGCCTCCGTCGAGTCGAGCTTCAAGTCTTACGAGGCATCAACAAAGAAGGCTTACATGGACGCTGGCATGAGCGCCGTGGCAGCCGAGACTGAGATGAGGGCGGTAGAGAAAGGCTGGCGAGACATCTACCTGAACGTTCAAGAACATTCCAGCCGAGTAGAAAAGATCAAGCGCACGATCAAGCTGCTAGAGATGCGGCACGACGCGCTTCGATCTGCCAAGGCTGACGCAAGGAGAGTGGTGTGACAGGGAACGAGAAGAACAAGTTCAGAGATCTGCTTGCGAACAAGAAGAATGTCTCTGAGATCCAAGAGATCCTGCTGAACAAGGCGACGATGATGGTTGCGTACCCAGATGCATCAGCAGATGAAAGTGATATGTGGGACTGGCAGGTTAGCGCCTGTCGAGTAGAACTGAGAAGGCGGTGGCAGGCCATGCACCCGCTAACAACCGTAATGCCGAAGGAGATAGTGCAATGAGTTTACTGAAGACCCAGTACATACAACTGACCAACGAAGAGGGGGCGCTGCTGAACAGGCTCCTGTCTAGCTCTAAAGATGATCCCCGATTGCACGGACTGATTGGCACCTGCCTATGGGACATGGGGCACAGTCCAGAAGAAGAGGCCAACGCGAAAGCCTTGTGGACTAGCTTGCAATCAAAGGTTAAGGAGGCGTTCAATGACAAGTCTGATGGATGATATGGTTGAGATCATGGAACTAGCTGATGAGATTTTGTCAAGTGGTCGAGGTGATGACTACGAAGTTACAATAGTGTATCGACAAGACCACGGGTCAAAGACAGAGACCCAAACCTTTAGAGGTGTGCGTCTTGAGGAAATCTCTGGACTCGCGCCGATCAGTGATGGCTGGCTGATCGACTCACTAACCGCAAAAAAGTTTAGGTAATACTGAGCCTCACGTTGTGCAGGTCAGCGGCGGGGTCAGTGCAAATGCGCTCTATAGGGGCGCACTCCAAAAGTGAAATAGATGCGATGAAGTGGATGGCTCAAGTTCTTGGAAGATCCGAATCGCATCAACCGCCGCACCATGAAACTCAATGACGAAGAAACAAAGATAGGGATCAAGGTTGGCATAGGGATTGTCGTGACAACCTATGCGCTATCGTTTCTTCTGCCTTACATTATCGGATAACTTATGCTCGACTTTACAGATCTTATCGGCTCAATGTCTATCGTTGAGTTCGAGGCAAACCATCGTGGCAAATCCTTTGCCGTGTTCCCCCAAACCGAAGCCCGAACAGAACTGTTCGACAACATCATTGACTGGCAGCAGTTCAACAGCTATCTGAACAATGACCGCGCCACCGCTGGGATGCAGGCCATAACGCCTGAGGGTCGTAAGCTTTGCATGGAGCGGGGCAACCTTGAGCGAGAGAGCAGGCCCAACTGGAGTCGCAAGGACTACTACGAGAAGAAGTATCTGCATGATATCTGGAATCAAGGCGGGTCTATAATCATGACCAAGGCATCACTGCTTACGCCTAGAATCAGCATGATCGCTGGTGCGATTGAGCAATACTACATGGGCGCAGCCGACGCACACTTCTATTGCAGCGGCAAACCCAACTCCTCTACCTTTCCCTTTCATATCGATCAGGACGATAACTTCTTGGTGCATGCACAGGGAGACGTTAGCTGGGAGATAGCGAACACTTTCGAGAATGACGATGATGATGTCACGTCACTGGATCTGACCGTGGGAGATCTCCTATACATTCCCAAGGGTCTCATGCACAGAGCCATACCTAAGACCAAACGAATCTCTATCTCCGTGCCAGTGGCAGAGCGCAAAGCAAACGAAGGCGCACTGAAGACGCAAGACAGAACGTACTACGACTTTGCATAAGAGGGTTGCCCCGCACAGGTAGAAGGAGATACCTGCGCGGGGCGGGGGCAACGTCAAGGAGAGACGAGACGTTGTAGGGATTCTAGTGGACGTATGTGGATAGCGCAAGACAGCATACGAATCATGTCAATCATCAGATCTGATGTTGATGTAGTCCTTATCGATTGCCTGAAGACCCATGCGAAACATACCCAAGTGCTCCGGTGGCGGCCTATTATCTGTCGCAATGCACTGGATAATTATCCCTGTTGATTCTTCTCCAACAATCTCTTCCAGCAAGTTACATATGTCTCTCAACTTCAAAAGACTATGCGTAAAAGTATTTCTTTTGAATCTACCTGAGGCGCTTGGCGCGGACTCCAAGTCAATGCCCCTTACAAATGCGCCAGCATCTACCATAACCTGCAACAAATACTCCGCTGCCTTGTGCTCCATGTCTGTGATCAAGCCAGTAATCAACAATTTATCGATCATTAACTGATCGGTAACCCGCGCTCTTGATACTACCTCGCCATCATCCTTCTCAAGGACAACACGATGCCGCTCATGCAGCATTGGGTTGCCCACATCATTCACAACGTCTTTACTAGATGTCCCAGTCACTTTCTCTTTCATGATAATCCTTACGTCCTCCGTATCTGCTGGCAAACGACTTCGTTTCTACCTGCTCTTCCCAGTCCTCATAGTCTTTGTATCTCCCGTTCACTGGGTCATACGATAGCTTTGCACTCCCGACTGTACCAATCCACTTGAATCGGCACTTCCAACTGTGAACCTCTATGTATTCACCCAACCTATGGACTGTGATTCCGCAGTCAGCCTTGGCAAACCACGCCGCACTCCCGCTGATATGGTTGCCGTTGGGCACCGGCATTGTGCCGTTCTCGTTGGCCCTCATCTTTGCAGGGTGTGCGATGAACCAGATGTGCAGATCACATGACCGTGCGAACTGAACCATACGAGTCAGCATGTCGCTGATCGCCTGATGCTCCTGATCGTTAGTGTTCTGCGCTATGTAGTTGTAAGGATCGATCACTAACCCACGACATCCCAGCCTCATCACTGCCTGCTTGGTACGGTCTATGATGTTATCGATGGTGGCGGCCTCGCCGTCTTTGCTGTCGAGGAATGCAAAGTGATCGTTGACCCAGCCCCTAGCCTCAGTCATCTCAGCCTCAGTCATACGCTCTGTCTGTCCCTCAAAGAAGGGCTTACGCATACGCTTCTCAGCAAGCTTAATGATGTGCATCGCTGGCGGGTTCTCAAAGCTAGCGATAGCAAACTTCCAATCGTGTTCTTCAGCGAGGTTGACCATCACAGAGTCAATCCATTCGCTCTTTCCTGATCCCGGCAGGCCGGTGACCACCGTCAACTGCCCCTCCAAGATCGTGTAAATACCGTCCAGTCCAGCGTAACCAGTGGACTTACCGTTCATCAGCCCCCTGTCATACAAGAACTGCACGTCATCTGAGTAATCGTCTGCCGAGTACACGCCCACCAATGGTGTCGGTGTAGCCTCCTCTACCAGATCTGCAAGGTACTCAGGGCCGTGCTTCATCAGCACATCATTAGCATCCTTGCAGCCTTCAGGGATCTCAAGGTGGTAGCACTTGGCTCTACCCACGCGACGCATGATCTCTTCACCCAGAGCCTCTCCCGGCTCATCGGTGTCCATCGCTAGCACAATCTTCTCTGCCTTCTCAAAGATGTCTTTACTCTTCCACAGGTAGGCGAACTTGCGATCTTCTTCTGGATCTACCTTGCGGTTACTGACCTTCTGAGGCGCACCGTTTGGGACTGACACCACCAATGTATCATCCCGTTTGCCTATGGCATCAACGATTGATACAGCATCCATCTCACCCTCAGTGATGATCACTGTGGTAAGGGTATCGCCGGGGTCGTTCTCTATATTCCAGAGGGTTTGTGCCGCTCCATCTTGAATAAACTTCTTCCCCTCCGTGCTACGCCATTTCGCTGCGGTTGTTGTGGATAGGCCATTAGATCCCCTGTCTCCGTACCCGAACCCAACCGCTGGCAAGTCTCCAGCACCATGAAAGTAGTGATGCCCACCCATGATCTTGAGATGTACAACCCTATCGGGAGTAATCCCACGGGACACAAGGAAGTTGTTGAGTATGAGAGGATCTAGCTTGGCCTTGTTGGTGATCGGCCTTACCTTTACAGGCTCATCAATATCGAAGTCTCTGTCCACCGTATCCCGATGCCTCACCTTGCCCGACATATCGCAGTGCCAGCAGTTATACAACAACCCTTCGCCGTCTTCCGTAATGCTTAGTGTTTTCTCTCCCTTCTTCTTTCGATGCGGCCCACATTCTGGGCATTGATGCCTGCCATCCCCTAGCTGGCGAATAGAATAGTCAAGATCCCCATCGTTCATTTGTGGTTCCATAAGTTTCTCCTTCTTGTGAACCGTTTCTGATTGTGATATTTATAGAACGTTCCACTGTAGAACGTCCTATTTAACCGAAGGTTATTTAGAACGTTCTACGATAGAACGTTCTATTGCCCCCCTCAGTTTTAGCACGGCATCTTTAGCAGTCTTAGTTCGTCTCGCACCAAGATCCGCCTTCGCCACCGCATAACTAATTTCTACAAAGTCCTCTTTTAACAATCCCGCTTCTTCCCAGAGATCAAACTGATCGATGTTGATCAGCCATCTAAATGCTTGCGCCCTGATCTCTTCATCTTTATCTGCCATATCCAACAGCGTTTGCTCCAGTACTGACTGGGCTAAGTTACGCATCGATCTGCTCAACCAATATCTCAGACCGAGGGTTCTCTTTGTCGAGGCCGTGGAATATGTGCTTCTCTTTGACCTGTCTATCGTTGGTGTAAGCATGACCCTCAAGACAATCCAAGATCACAGACTCATCTAGGTCTGGCCTTCGCGTCTTGTAGTAGATAGTCATTGTCACCCGCACGTCTCCCTCAAGCAGCACATCTAGTGTTGGGCACTGCTTCTCAAACTCAGCGACATAGTCACGAGCCTTCTGGCTCTTGATGAATCTCGGCCTGCCACCAAACGTAACCAGCTTCCTGCTGTTCGCCTTCGATGCAGGTTCTCCGTAAATCGTTGTGTGAAAGGTGTTGTTCTTCATGTCGATAGTCGTTATACTCTCACGCCAGAAGGAGGAACACAATGAGTAAAATCACTGATTGGATTATTGAGCAGGAGGAGAGCGGAGAGATCGCCTTCAACGAAGAGGACAACTTGTATGAACCTAGAAATCAAACGCGACGTAAACATGGACGTACCCCAGCCCGGAGAACCAATGCCCAAGATACCATTCGGGGAGATGTTTCTGAAGGACGCAGTGGATATTCCGGTGACCGAAGACGAAGTAGTCAGACGGTTGAGCGCCGTAAGGAGCGCCTACAGACGCTGGCAAGATCGATCTGGGGCAGGAAGTGAGAGGGAATTTTACATTGGTAAGCACCAACAGGGTGATCAATTAAGTATCCGCGTCTATTGCAAGAAGGGGCCAGAGCGAAATGAAAGTAACGAACAACCACAACCTACCGCCGACCATAGTTTCGGCTCTCAGTCGTGATGACTACACCCGTGGTAAGAGCCATCGTTCTGTCACCCAGCTAATCGATTCCCCTCAGGTACGCATCTTACGAGAGCGTCACTGGGACAGTCTTACTGAGGATGTCAGTGAAAAGATGTGGTCTGTACTGGGCACTGCTGTTCACAAGGTGTTCGAGGATCACACTGAAGGTGATGTCATTAGCGAAGAGAGACTCTTCGTTGAGGTAGATGACTGGGTCATCAGTGGCGCTATTGATCTGCAAGATGCACGAGGCATCGTGGACTACAAATGCACCAGCGTGTGGTCAGTAATCCATGACAAGATCGAATGGGAGCTTCAATTAAACGCATACGCTTGGCTGATGCGACATGCCAAGAACGTCAACCCGCAAGAGCTACGCATTGTGGCAGTCATGCGGGATTGGAACCGCAGACAGGCTGAGAGCGATGTCACCTATCCGCAGGCACCCATCGCTGAGTTGCCTATCACCCGATGGTCAGACGGTGATCAGGATGCCTACATGGAAGAGCGTATTGCTTTGCATCAGGACGCAGAGTTCCGAAGCTTCAGCGACGAACCCCTGCCTCCATGCACAGACGTTGATCGCTGGACACGTCCAACAACCTATGCCGCCAAGAAGACAACAAACAAACGTGCGTTGAAAGTTTTCGATTCGATGGAAGAAGCCGAGTCTTTTCTTGAGAAGCGTGGACACGCCGACAGCAAGTGGCATGAAGTAGAGGTGCGGCAGGGAACGCATGTGAGATGTGATCAAAACTGGTGCCGTGTCGCTGAGTTCTGTGAGCAGCACCAAGGGAGACCTAATGATTGAGAATGACCGAGAGGTGTACGAAAAGATGGTAGCCATCTGGTCTATCACTCGGATACCACAGTTGCAGATGAATCCCACCGTCGCAAATGTTTCATTTAAGTGGGAACGAGGAGAGATCGCTGCCATACCGTTCACCATGTTTGATGAACTGGCACCGATAGAGATCGTGATTCTTTTAGAAAAACAGATGGAGAAAAACTATGGCATCAACGCCACAAAATTCAGAGCCGACCTTTCAGGATATTTGGCAGACCCTTTCAGCAGTCAACGTTGAATCTTTCGTAGAGACCAAGATGGGTCTTCGCTACCTGTCATGGGCGCACGGGTGGATGACCCTGATGGATCATTACCCCAACGCGATCATGGACTTCCCTCACAACGAAGTGCATGAG